CGTGCTATTATTACTCTCAACCAAGAGGACAAGTTCCAGTCGGAATTTTCCACCTACCATGATGGCGTGATCATGGACGACATCGGCAACACAGCGTTGGACTTTACCGATGGATCACCTGCCACTCCGATCATTATGTTTTTGAACCAAGTACCCATGGCTGCATTGAACCCTAACGCAGAAATGAAGGGAAAGGTGATGATCGAACCCTCTGTAGTGTGCGGCACTACAAATGTCAAGGATTTGTTGGCAAATCAGCTTTCAAACGAACCATTATCCATTGTTCGTCGTTTTGAGTGCACCATCACCCAGAAAGTCCGTCCTGAATATAGGAAGGAAGGAACTGATATGCTCGATAACAACAAGATTCGCCATATGGCAAATGATCAATTCCCTGACTATGCTCTTTTTACCGTAGAGGAGCCCAGATATGTTCCCATTTCCAACGGGAATAGGACGAAATCTGGACGCACACGTGAGATTTATTACGTCCCCCGCGAATTTGAGGGTAAACCTCTAGTTGACGTGGACATTGTCACTCTTCTTCGTTTTTTGAAGGAGGATTCGCAGAACCATTTTGCCAAGCAAAAAGCTTTCGTTGAAGGTCAGCGTTCTCTTGCTGATATGCCTTTATGTGAGCATCAACTCCCACCTACTCTTTGTCCGGATTGCAAATTACAATCGCATTCTGGTATGCCCCGGTTTTCTTTCCGAGGCATTATTAATGAGAGTATGGACGTTAAGCAGGAGGTTATTGATTACCTTCTTTTTGCTGAAGTCCGTTTTATGGCCTGGTTCAACTCACTTATTCGCACGGTCTTAACCACTAGACTAGGAAATTTTTATGTTTTATTTGCGCTTCGTTGGCAGTTGATTGACTATGTTGTCTCAACATCTAAAGCTTTCGGAATTATTGTTGGTATTGTATTACTGTGTGATTTGTTGTTTTTAAGCAACGGTGCTTGGATTATGTTTTTTGTCTTTGCATCATATGTTGCTGTTTTATGTGGCAGAGCGTACACCATGCGCTCTGAGTACGTTGAGGCGTATAACTTTCGTTCTCCATCTCAGGTCTACCGTGACCTTTCTGATGAAGCTAAGATGAAGTTGCATGCTATTGTTGTCTTTACTGGTGTTTGGGCAGTTCTTAAAAAGACAGCCCAAACATGGGTTCAAACTTTGCCCACAGCACAAGCCGCAGCTCCAATTTCTTTTGTCCCTAATGCTAAGCCCTATCAGCTAGAAACCGAGCATTGGGACACTCGTCAGAAGGAGAATGCTTACAAATTTGGTGATGCCGGTATCACTGAAGCTGCCCGAACTATTTCGACTGAAAATCTCGACAGACTTGTTGGGAAGTCGTTGAAGGTTCTTGAAAGGCAGTCGGACGGTGTTTTTTGCAATGCTGTTCCACTTACTGGCTCTATGTTTTTGATTCCTAACCACATGGTTCCAAC